CGCAGTGGCCAAGTATTTTGAAGTGCCTGCTCGTCAAATTCGTGTAACGCCTTACAGCCGCGATGACCGACAAGGTTGGGAATCAGCTACATGGCTAGTGTCTGGCGATAACGGCGTTTTAGGCATGGTCAACGAAGAAATCAAATCTATGGACAAAGGAACAAGTCGATGAATTTGCGGCCCTACCAAGACCAGGCGGCTGACTTCCTGTACGAGCGCGACAGGGCGATGATCCTCGCCCCTGTGGGTGCGGGCAAGACAGCAATTACGCTGACCGCCATGCAGGCCATGCTCAAGGACGGGCACGCCAAGCGCTTTCTGGTGCTGGCACCCAAGCGGGTTGCCACCAGCGTCTGGCCGGTCGAGCAGCCCAAGTGGGCACCCGGCGTGACGCTGGCCGTGGCTGTGGGCACACCCAAGCAGCGGGCTGCTGCGCTGGCGTCCAACGCCCAGGTGGTGGTGACCAACTACGAGAACTTGCCCACGGGCACCTTTGACGCGGTGGTGTTTGACGAACTGACGCGGCTCAAGAACCCCAGCGGCAAACGCTTCAAAGATTTGCTCAAATTCCTTGCGCCTATTGAGATTCGCTGGGGGCTGACCGGCTCGTTCACCAGCAACGGCTTGGAGGATGTGTTCGGCCAATGCAAGATCGTTGACCAGAGTTTGCTGGGCCGCAGCAAGGGCGCATTCCAGCAGCAGTATTTCGTGCTAATCAACCCAGACTTTGGTGAGTGGGCACCGCGCAAGGGCAGTCTTGAGAAGGTGATGGCCGTGATTAAGCCTGCCACTTTTGTCTTGGACGCGGGTGAGTATAGCGACAAGTTGCCCCCGCTCCATACGGTAGAAGTGCGTTGCGATCTGTACGACCGCAAGCCGTATGAGACCATGAAAAAAGACTTCAAGCTGCAAGACATTACGGCCATCAATGCGGCTGTGGTGACCGGCAAGTTGCAGCAGCTTGCCAGCGGTTTTGTGTACCACACGGTACAGACGCCCTCAGAGATACCTGGCAAGTGGGTGACGGTACAGACGCCAGTGTGGTTTGACACCGCCAAGTTTGACCGGCTGCATGAGTTACTGGAGGAAAACCAACGTGCTAACACGCTTATTGTTTACAACTATCAAGAGGAACTGGCCGAACTCAAGCGGCGTTACCCCCATGCTCAGACACTTGACGACGACCGGGCAATTGAGCGGTGGAACGCGGGTGCCATTGAGTTACTGCTTGTCCACCCCAAGTCAGCAGGCCACGGGCTCAACCTTCAGTACGGCGGGTGCCGGATCGTGTTCCTGTCCCTGCCCTGGTCGCTTGAGTTGTATGAACAGACCATCGGGCGCTTGCATCGTAGCGGCCAGCGGCATGACGTGTGGTGCTACGTGATGCTGACCAACAAGACGGTGGACGAACGCATCTGGGCCGCGCTGCACGACAAGCGCGCTATTTCTGATATTGCAATGGAAGAACTATGTTAAATCAATTGAAAGCACAACTTAAAGCGGCCAAGGCCGAACTCAAGGCCCGCGCGCGCCAGTTGAACGCCACCTATCGGGCGTATGACCGTTGCGTCAACTTGATTACCAAACTGGAGACACGAATTGAAAAACACCTGGCGAAGTCTAAATGACCGTCTGCCCACGCTGACCGAAGAGGAAGTGCTGGGTATGCTGAACAACGAGCGCAACACGCTCAAAAGAGTATCCATGCTGGAGCGTCTGCACCAGCGGTACAACACCCTGCGCGTCGCGCGGGAGAGACTTGAACTACTAAAGGAAGCTAAATTACCATGAAATTTCTTAAATTTTTGAAAGACTATTACCGCGACCTGACTCCGGCTGAAGTCATCGCCCGCGAACTGGCGCAGGCCCACTTAGACCGCCTTGAGGCTGAAGGGGCGGTTGAGTACGCCCAAGCAGTGCTAGACATGAATATGACCCGTATAGAGCGTCTGAACACACGTTTAGGAGAGTACAAATGACTTGTTGCGACTACGGAAAATGCACCAATGGCCCTGACTGTCCTGTACGCAAGCAGCGCATCAAAGAAATCAATGATGCGTATGCCAATGGCTTCAAGGACGCGCAGTTAAACGACCCGATAGACGACCTTGCCGACACCTTCAAAGCCTTGCTTGCCATGATGGCTGTGGTGTTGGGTGTGTGGATTGCTTGTTTACTTATTTGGGGGAAGTGATGAACATTTATACATTAGCTTCTAAAACAGGACTTAGGACATACCAAGAGCAAGCACCAGGCATTGATGGTGTAGTTGGTAATTGGGAGGACTTGGAAAAGTTTGCCGCCTTGGTAGCAGCACATGAGCGCGAGGCGCTTGAGAAAATTGACTGGACTGCTTTGATGCGCGAAGGTAGTTTGGTGACATGGGGCGATGCACAGGAACTTGGTGATCGCGTACTCGCAGCTATCCGCGCAAGGGGAACAACATGACAGGCTACGAAAGCAAAAAGTCTATGGCGCAGGACAAGTTAGAGCAATGGGATATGCCCAGCAAAGCGTTTAACGAGTGGTGGGACAGTGACTACGATGACAGCACTAACCCATACGAAATAAACACCTTTGCTTATTGGGCATGGGCAGGATGGCAAGCAGCACTAGCACAGCCAGCGCAGCGCACATGGGTAGACCTGACGCCGCAGGATTTAAACGAAATATTCGCAGTGGCAATGACGGGGGAAGGTGCTGTGCATCTGGCTTTGGAAAAAATCAAGGAGAAGAACACATGAAACCAAGTCACCCAAAAATTAGGCAGCTACTGCACCAGTACCAAGATGGCCTGACAGCAAAAGAAATATCCGAACGGCTAGAAAAAAGACACGACACAATTTATGCTGCGCTGCAAAATATGCCTGATACTTACATAGATAGGTGGCTAGAGGCCCAGCAGCAGTTGCCACCACAAGCCGTATGGTGCGCCGTAGTGCCGCCAGAAGATTGTCCTAAACCTAGATCAAAAAATGTCAGACCTACCAAACTTCGCCGCATGGAATCACGAAACTTTAGCCAAATTTGCGCTTGAGGCGTATTTACGCCTACAGGTACAGCAAGACGCTTTGGAGCAACTGCGCGGCGACCTGAAGGACGCCATGCAGTTAGTACGGGCGAGTACCTTTACTGTCGATGATTAGCACCTGGCCCCGAGGCTTGCCCTTGGGGTCATTGGGCACCGAGATGTGCGTCCAGCGGTCAAACTCGCGGATTAGCTGGTCAAAAGGCAGCTTGGCCGAGATGACCGCTTTGACCACTTGATCTGGCGTCATACCTGGCACGCGGATGTCCGCAGCGCAGCCGAGCCGGTGCTGGCTGGTGTCCTTGCTGCCTACAGCGTCATTTACTTGCTTGCTCCTAAACGCGCTGTTAACCATGACCGGCTTGCCGCCAATAGCGACTTTAACTTGTTCCAGCAACTCAGCCAAGCGCTGTAGATTTGCAATCTCACTAGGGTTAGGTTCATTTTTAAATTCTCGGTGATCGGTGACAGTTAATTCTGCCAGCGTGAAGTTAGGCGTCATTTTGCAGCCACGCCTTGCATCTTCTCAGCGGTACGCATACCACCAAGACCAAGCATACCCAAGAGTAAGGGCATCATTGTGCCGGTATCCATTTGCGGAAACTTTACGTGATGACCCGCAAGCGCAGCGCCCCATTCAGCCAAAGGGCCAATGACAAACTGCACGGCAAATCCAGCACTGCACACCCAGCCAACGCTAGGACGCCATCCACTGACAAAGACACTGGAGCTTGCCGCTTCTGCCTTGTTGATGTCCATTTGCCCCGTAATCTGGGCTAGTTCACCGTTTTGTTGCAGCTTGAGCAACTCTAGCTTAGCAGCGGCTTGCTGCGCTGGGTCAGGGAGAACTCGGTCTAGGACTTTGCTGCCGACTTCAAATAGGGCGGTTACGGGGTCAAGGGCCATGCTTGATCTCCTCGTCGTGCGACAGCTTCACACCAGCAAGCAAGCCGATAAAACCGCCAATGATGGTTTGGAATGCTGGCGACAGTAGTTTAAAGATTTCGGCGTTGTCCACTTCTTTTGACCACAGGCCAAGCAGAAATGCTGAAACCATGCCAATTACAGATAGACAAAGGGTTGCGCTGACCATGAGCGTTACTGCAAAAGTTAACCGTGCTTTAATGTTGTCGTTCACTTTGATTTCTCCATGATCTTTGCGCGAAGCAAAGGACTGTCTGATGTGCCTGCCCATTCGGGCAAGGCGTTCCAAATATTCACGTAGTCGTCCGAACTGCATGATGTCTTATCCAGCCACGCTAGCATGGCCTTGTGCCGCTCTGCTGGGTCGTGCGTTGACCAGGCTATGGCATACAACTCCTGCACCGCGCAGCTTGGCTGCTTGGGTGGCTTCCTGATTGGCGGCGGCTGCGCGTTCAGAATCAGCTTGTCCTGGGCGACCGATACCGTGACCAGCGCCAAAAAAAGTATGACGCCGCGCATTAGTCATTTGTCTGCTTTGTTTTCTAGCCGGTCAAAAATCTTGCTCAGCATTTCTTTGACTTCTCGCATATCGTCCTTGTAATCCAGACGGGCGACATAAGTCAAGGGCAGCTTAGACAAGTCGTTTTTAAGGTCTTGCACCGCTGTCCACAACTCGCGGGCGAACCATCCGGCCACGGCCATGCACGCGCCCAAGATGAGGTTGATTGTTTGCTGATCCATCATGGTGCCAATGCGTTTTCGTTTGCAGGAGCCAAAGCGTTAACCGCGCCGGGAACAACCCCACTCCATTTAGTTGGGTCAGAAATCAACTGCAACACTTTGCTGCGTTCGTTAGCGGGCAACGTGTTAAGCAAATCGGCTGCGCCTTGCGGCGTCTTAAATGCTTCGGTCAATGTTCGCATGGTTTTATTTCCAATTTTGTTTTCCAAAATCTGGATTGCTTTATTGGTCGTTGCGGCCACTGCGGTGATATACGACGGCAAGCGCACTTTAGATAGGTGCTGAGTTAGCAATTCTTTAAGCGCGTCTTGGCCTTCGGCCACCTGTGTCTTAATGTTGGCCTCGCGCACAACTTTGGACGCTTGATCGCGCAACACGTTAAGCGTGTTCTCGCTTACGTCCTTGGCTATGTTGTAGCTGCCAGGCCCAAGAATTTTTTCAACGGTATCAGGAGAGTTGCCTTCAACCAGACGGACAAACTCGTCTTTGTTTGTCTTGAACAAATCCAATGCTTTGCCGGACAATTTCTTTTCCGCAATTTGTTGCGCGCCTTTGGCATACGCGGCCAAGTAATCTTTATACCCCACACCGCCAGCGTTGACAATTGCGTCGTCGATAACAGGTTTAAGTTTGGTCATAACTGACGCCGCCAAATTACGTTGGGTAGTTGCGTCTGCGCCAGGGTTCAATTGACGAATGGCAGCGTTAACCGAATTTTTACGGATGGCGTCCAAAGCCACGGCGTCGATTAAACCACCACTTGTTGTCCATTTAGCAATGTCATCAGCAACATTTTTTACCGCCGTAGACATGATATCGTTACCCGCAAACTCAGGCGCGGTTGCCAAGCCTTGTATTTTGCTCACGAGCGCTGGCGCATTCAATGGTTTGATGCCTACGGAGCGCAGGCTGTCCGCAGCGCCTTGCGCCAGCCGAGCGCCTTGGCCCAAGTCCAGCGACGCGTTGGCCGCTTGCGATGACCATTCATCTGCCATCCGAGCCAAGTCGCCTTTATATGTGTACTTGGTAAAGCCCACCGGCAAACCTTTTTTAATTAACTCAAGCCGCGCTGCTGCTTCGGCCACGTTTCCAGCATTGACCAAGCGGCGTACGTCAGCCACTGCGGACGCCGCTTGGTCGCTCAAACTGCCTGCACGGGCTTCTAAGTCAGCCACGTCTTGGCCAAGATTGGCACGGGCTAGCGCGGTATCACGCATCGGTGTGGTCACCGCGCCTAGCCTAGCTTTGGCCTCAAGCGATGCGGCTTTTACGTCAGTCGCGCTAACGCCGCCCGCCAATTTAGCCAACTCATTTACGGCGTCTTGCTCGCTCATGTTTTTGAGCGTTAGCGTAAATTTAGGGTCAGCGGCCAATCGGCGGTCAATCAAGGCTTGCCAAGTGGGGTTTGTAATACTTGCGGTTGCTTGCGCGGCGGTTGTATTTGCTGGGGCGTTACGTAACGCATTAAGCACACCAGGCAAATCTTTTCCAAGTGCGTTGCGGGCGATATCAGCCGCTTTTTGCTGGGGCATCTGGCGCAAGTCCATTACCGCGCCTGCGGCTTTGCCAAGCAAAGGCGCAACTACACGACCACCGGCTTCAAATGTTGCGCCTTCCAACACGTTTTTAATCGGTTCGGCAACAATGTCAGCTCCTTGGGCGGCGGGGCGCATACCCATAGCCACGTCAGCAGCGGTCATTCCTTGCTTGGCAATACCGTAACCCAATCCAGCCCCACCAACGGTGCCCAACGGCCCCATAGGCGTGCCTAACGCCGCGCCGCCTGCCGCGCCTAATGCTTCTAACGTAGGGGCTACATAAGGCCGCGCTGCTTGATAAACTTTCTGGCCGGTAGTTAACTCTTGGCGCGGGGACGTGGGCATACCTTCAACAGCAGGTGCAGGGGCAGACGCAGTTTGCATTTGACGAATAGCATCCGCAAACGCTTTAGCGTCTTCGGCGTTACCCGCAGCGTCTGCCTTAACCAACGCCGCGCTAAGTTGTTCAAGCGTTGCCATAGTTATTTATACTTTTCAAGTAAGGCATCAACATTAGGCGCAACGGCGCTAGGCTTGGGCGCAGCGCTGCCGCCCGTCTTGTATTCGTAAGTCATGTCATACGCGTCGCGCACGCGTTGTTTGGATGTGCGGGCTGCGACAGCCGCGTCTTTTAACGATCTGCTCAAATCGGTGGTGTCTTGCGTGCGGTTAATCGGCGCAAACGCATCGCGCAAATACTGACCTTCTTGGTTTGATACGTTGCCTAACGCGCCGCCAGTAGGCGATGACGCGCGCATATTTTGCAACTCTTGAAAGCCACCGCGAGCGACAATACTGTCGTACAACGCTTGCGCTGCCCGCGCGTCTTTGGTAATTGCCGGTGTGCGACCGTAGACCAAACCTGAAATTCCAGACAAGCCAGGGTGAGTTGCCAACCTTTCTAAATCAGTAGCTAACTTTTCCGCGCTTGATTCAAACGTCTTAACCGCAGATGTAGCGGCAGGGAATTTAGATTCACGCGCTTGAATTTCTTTTGGAGGTAAACCTTCCATTGCACTTGCAGGCGTCATTTTTCCTGACAGCGCTTGTTCTCTAGTAACGTACACAGGCTTGCCGGTCACAGGATCAACAACCGCAACTGGCGGCTGTTCTGGCCGAGGCGCGCCGGGTGGGCGACTTGCCAATGCAATTCGTGTTTTTTGCGCTTCTTCTTCTGGCGTAAGCAAGCGGTCTGTACGTTGCGCGTCGCGGAATGCCTTATACCCTTCTGTGGTAAGCGGGTAGCCTAAAGCCTGCATGGTTGTTGCGTCAGCCGAGACAGGTGCTTTTTCCGGCGCAGCCGGTGCTTGAGAGAATGCACCACCTTGATAAACACTTGCGCTAGGCGCAACTACAACAGGTTTCATGCTATCAAGCAGTTGGCTAACGCTTTGCATTGAGCCCATACGCAACTGGTCAAACTTACCCGTCCGCACTGCCTCTTGTATTTGCGCCAGTCCTTTTTCTGGCGTTGCACCTACGCTCTGAAGGTAAGGCCCAAGCACTGGATCGGCGTGTACAGATTTATGCACCGCTAAATATGCTTCCGGCGTATCTGCCATTTTGTAGGCTTCGGGCAACAGTGCCAATTTGTCAGTCAGCAACTTAGTGCTTTTAATATCGCTTTCCGTACCCGCAGCTTTAGCTTCTTGTCGAGACTTAGCAAATGCAAAGCCTTTTTCAGGGCTAATTTTCATTACTTCTTGCAAGTATGTTGCAGACGCTGGGTCAAGACGGCGCAAAGCGTTGGTCTCTTCCATAGCCCGTTGAGCCTCTTGCATCTTCAGTTGGTTTAACTGATTTACTTGCTGGCCTTGCTCCAGTTGCTGCATCCTGCCGTATTGAACAAACGGATCAAGCGGCGGTTGGTACTGGTAGCCTTGAGCGATAAGTGCGTTTAGATCAGCCATGATTAGCGTCCTTGATAGGTTCCGTCGTAATAGTTTACGTCATAGCCAGGCATACTAATAGGGCCGCTTTGTGGCGTTTGATTGCGCTTTAAGAAGTCGTTAAAGTTCATCTGATTTTGATATGAACTTGCGGCTGTTTGAAGGCCACCCGCCAAAGTGTTTGCCGCGCCTAATTGACCTGCACCCATTGCATTGCCTGCGGCCATGTACGCTTGCCCAGCATTAGCGCCATAGTTCCCCGCTGCCGTGCCTTGATTAGACGCCGCAGATTGGCCCGAAGCCATCAAGTTGCCCAAAGGCTGGAGTTGGTTTGTGCGGCTTGTTTGGTAACGGTTAAAGGCGTTTTGGTATTCTTGAGAACCCATATCTTGACCATAGCGAGTAGCGGCCTTCAAAGCACCACCTGAAATTAAACCACCTCGAGCCGCAGCAGACCGCTCAAGTGCTTTCTGTCCTTCACCCAAACGAAATGCGTAACCTGGGTCTGCTTGGTAGTCGGCCATACTAAAGTCTCTACCGTACTTGCCGTACCCGGCAGCGCCAGCATTACCCCCAAGACCTAGCAATTCCATTAAGCGATTTTGACTTGTAAGCCCAGCTTGGCGATAGGGTTCTTGCCCCGCCATTTGCTGATCAAACATTTGCTTTTGAAGGTCAGCCGCACGGTTGGCCGCAGCAGCTTGTGTATCGGCAGCCGATTTGGCTCCGCTAGATGAAATTGCGCCGCCAAGTAATGACGCGCCAGCCCCAATCATTGCTACTGTTATAAAACTCATATTGACACCTCAAGTGATTGATCTTTTATCTTATTGCCGATACCAAACATAGAGCGCGGGTCGTCCTCAACTAATTCTGACTCTACGTCTCCCACCGTATCTGATTCAACTCGGTGAAACGTCATACACAACGCATCCGTTTCTGCGTAAACTGCTCGTTTGGTGCCTGGGTTGCTGCATATCACTTGTGGCCCTGTAATTAACTTAACGCCTTCATCCGTAGTAACCGCAACCGTACCAAAAACAACCATGTAAAAGTGTTCTTTTTTGTGGACTTTGCCCACTATCAAACACCCTGCCGGACGCCAAACTTGACGGCAGTACATACCGCCGTGAAACAAATGCTCAGTAGGCGCTTCGTATTGCTCGTGCTTGGCAACTTCAATTTGCAACGCCTCAACCTTTTGGCGCATATCTATTTGCAGATCGTTCATCTTTTACTCCAGCAACAGGTTGTTGTTAGACGCAGCCTGCATAATAATCCAATTGGTGCCGTCTGACACCATTGTCGCCCAATTTCCCACCACGCCAAGCAATATCGCCGTGCCAGCAGTTGTGCTGTCAATCGGCACAATGTTGCTGGACGCCGAGTTAACCGCTTGGGCTTGCATATTCTTGACCGTGATGTACCGGCCTGTCCAGCTTGAGGCCGCAGGAAACGTCAGCGTCAAGGCCGAGCCGGTCTTGTTGTTGATGATCCAAGTGTCGGTGCCGGTAATAGTGTAGTCAGCCGTTTTGGTTATGACCGTGGACAGCGGCACATAGTCCGTGTTTGCCACCGCAGCCGAGATGGCCGTACCGTTGCCCTTTAGGACACCAGTAATGGAAGTGCTAATCGTGATGGCTGGCGTGGTAGTGGCCGTTGCCACTGTACCGGCAAGGCCATTGGCCGAGACAACCGACACGCTAGTGACCGTGCCTGTGCCAAAAGTGCTGCCAGGGATGTTTTTCCAATACCCTAGCGTGGTGTCGTAAGCAATCAGGTCATTATTGGATAGCGCGCCAAACTTCACATTGGAGTCAGTGCCGCCAAGTTTGGAGCCCCGGACAACGCCAACTTGGAAAGACCCAGAACCGCCAGCCCCCGCTTTAATCACAAGGCCAACTTGCACCTTAATGTAAGGCGCAACAGGTTCAACTTTGGTTGGGTTGCCGGTTACAGGGTTGTACCAGATCACATCATCGTCGGCCCAGACCTCACCAAAAGCGGTGCCGTTGGTTGTGATGCCGCGCACTACGCCATACGATGTAACCCTGCCAAAGCCATTAAGCGCCAAGTTTTCAGTAGCTATGCCAACAATTGCATTGACATCTGTAATACCTGCAATCGTGGGCGCAAACGTAATGACGCCGCTGGCCCCGACCGTGCCGGTGTGATAAACAATTTGCAAGGGTGAGTCTGTGATGGCCGCAGAGGCTTTGCCGTAAACAAAAATTTCTTCGCCTACTTGCTGGGTAATGTTGCCATTACCCATGCCCATGTTCCACGCGCCTGTAGAACCGTCATACCAGAATTTTCCAGCGGCAAGAGTTACAGCACTACCGTTAGAAAACTGTTGAGACAAGATGCCACTAGCGTTACCCGTGTCGTCAATAGTGGTAACAGAATTTTGGATTAACTTGCCTGTAGTGCCATCAAATCGCGCAATGGCGTTGTCAGTTGATGATCCTGGGCCTGAGACATCTCCACTAGCATTTGTTGTCCAAATAGGTACGCCAGCCCCGTTACTGGTCAGCACCTGGCCTGCCGTGCCAACGGCGGTGAATGCGTAGGCCGTACCCGTGCCGTAGGGAACAGCGCCCGCCGTTGGGGTAGATGTGCTATTTGTGCCGCCGTTGGCGATTACAAGCGTTCCTGCCAGCGTTACAGCGCCCGTGGTAGCCGAGGCGGGGGTAAGGCCAGTGCTGCCGCCAGACCAGCTTAAAACGCCTGTATTGGCAATTGTGACATCGCCCGTAGCGCTAGACACCGAAATGCCCGTGCCCGCGATATTAGATAAAACGCCGGTATTGGCGACAACAATCGTGCCTAGCCCATTGGTTACCGAGATGCCCGCACCGTAGCCTAGCGTGTTAAGGGTATACCCTGTGCCATTGCCAATCAACAATTGGCCGTTGGTTGGGATTGTGCCTAGGCCAGTGCCACCTGAAGTAACAGGAATAACTCCCGTGCCCGAGCCAAGCGTAGTAAACAGGCTGTAAAACCAACGATACCACTCACGCGAGACTGCGCCCGTGCGCTCGTCAACCAGCGACACTCGCGGGGGTGTGATCTGAGTTTCGTTGCCAATAGTCATGCGTTGGTCGGGCTAAGTATTAATTCAGCGCCCATGATGGCTATCTTGTTGGGATCGGTGCCTGAAAGTTCATACACCCTATCGCGCAGCTTTAAAGTCATGCCCAGCCGACGCCAGAAGGTTCGGTGACCGTACGCACCAATTTTGCCAATTGGCGACCAGTGTTCATTGCTCCAAGTATGACCACCATCGTCTGACCAGCGCAGCATTACCTGTGGGTCGCTACCTTGCGTTGCAACGGCCCCTTGGTCTGCAATTAAATAATCATCAGATTCTGTGACCAAGTAATTGCCGTTTTCAATTGTCAGATAAAGAACTTCGGGGACTACAAGACCGTTTAGCCCAACACCTGTTTCACAGTCTAATTGCAAGCTATGGTGCGCCGTGCGTTTTAAATTGTTTTGGCCGGTTGGCAGCGCCCGCCATGAGCGCAACCATTTTTGAATGCCGCCGTTGTCTGCGTACACGTCTAAGTCAAACCGATAGACGTTGCCGTTTTGAAAGTCGCCAACAAGGATGTTGCCGCCAAAGTTGCATTGGCAATTGCTGCGGTGGCGTAAAAAACCTTGCGCGTTCCATCCGGCTCGTTCATGCCAGGCTTGGGTGGACACATCGTAGACCCAAGTGGCGTTGCCGGTGGGAAACGTCAGCACATAAAAAGCATGGCCTTCTTGCTGGTAGGTGTACGCAATAGCGTCCGAGATATTGCCGTATTGGGCGATGGCGTACTCAATAGCATGGGTAGAAATCCGAACGCCGGTATACCCGTTGGCGCGATAGACAATGCCTTGCCCGCGGGCGTCTGTGCCCAGCCAGAACAGGCCGTTATCCAGCTTGGCGATGGAGAACGCAGCCACGCAGCCAATCTCGTTAAATGCGCCTTGAATGCGTTGCAATGGAAAATCTGTACCGCCCGTGTCATACCAGACTTCTACTGAATCAGTGCCAAACACCCATAGTTCGCGGTGGTCAGAGATAACACCCACTACGCCGTCAGGTGAGCCTTCGGCGCTGGCAAAATCTAACGGGTCAATTGAAGTGCCGTCTAGTAGTTGGGTAACCCAAATCTTTTGACTATTGGGTTCGTTGTAGACAAAGTATCCATCCAAATACGTTACTGTTACCGCGCCGGTAAAGTCGGTGTCAATAATTTTTCCAAACGCGCCAGTTAATTCGTTGTAAATAAACCCGTCGGGGTTGCAAGCAAAGAAGATTTGCGTGCCGTTGTCCGCGATAGACACCGGCCCTGTGCCAGTTACGGTGCCTATTAATTTTGGTGTGGCGGTTAGGCCGGTTAGCTTGTAGACTTCATTGCCCGAGACAACATAAAAGTCGCTGCCGTTGGTCTGGTGCGCCCACAGCGCTCGAATTGGGCCAGTGCCCACGGTCTGTAGGAATTTGAGCCCAGGCGCGCGGTTTAAAAAGCCGGGCTCTTTGCCGCCTTCGGGAATGGCCTCGGGAAACAGGTTGACCATGCGGTTGTCCGCAGCGTTGATACTGCGGGCAACGTAGGCCGATCCAAGAATCGGCGTTTTCATCAGTAATTCCCAGCGTAGATGTTGAACCGCTGCCGAGTCGCCACAATGGCGTAGGGCATCGACATCACATCATCAGGGTTGTTGATGCGCTTAAGGTTGCGCTTGCTGGTCATAGCAATACGCTGCACTTGGGGGCTGGGCTCCACACCAAACTCGGGGGCGATCTCGCAGGCCAAGTTGTAGGTGAATGCGCGTAGGTAACCAGGCGGGAACAAAATGTTGGTCGCCAAATCAGCGGGCTGCGTCAACTCTTCAACGCTGATAAAGTGCCATTCCAAATCCCGTGTGGGTTTGGGGTAGATGTACATATCAATATCAGGATATGTCATGTTGACAAAAATAACTTGCGGGTACGTAGACGTAACTGTCTTAACAGCAATACCGTCGTACTGTTGCTGGTTAATCGCTTTTATGCCAAAGCTGACGTTGGTGCCTGGGTCGCGGTAATAAGTCGCATCATCTAGCAAGATAGGGCGGTTGCCCACAAAGTCGCCTGTTGGGCCAAGGGTGCGGTTAATGAAACCGGCGGGCCAAGTGAACATCTGATCTTGGGTGCTGAACACCGACAGCCGCTCGGTGTTCCAGCTATCAATCATCTGATTGAGCGCGGTTAAGGAGTCTTGCGATGCTGACGCAGAGGTAGTCTCGCCTTCGGCCAACACGCCAAGCAATCGAAGGGCTCGGTTAATTTGATCGCCAGCGGTGTATGTCGCCATGACTAGGCTCCTTCGGGTTCGGTTCTACGACGGCGCTTTACTTCCAGTGCGTTGACAGGAGCCGCCTCAGAAACTTCGGGCGTATCCTGAGTATATCGTGTCCAGCCGTGCTGTTCGTCATGTTCGGCTTCAAGTTCCATCGTTGCAACTTTGCGGCCATGAACGGGGTGCTTGAGATAAATGTTCATACTGGAAACGGGGCCGAAGCCCCGTCCCTTTTGTTTAAGACGAAGCCATGATTCCCAAAGATTTCAGACCCGTAATAATGCTGTTCACATTAGTTTGCAGGGCAGAAATTTGCGAGGTAGTCAGAGCGCCGACAGTAGCGGTAGTGAGCGTCGAGAAGTTCAGCGAAGTGAGCGCCGCGAGTTGGTTAGTAGGGGTAGCACCGAAAAATCCGGCAGTACCACCTGACTTACCCATCACCGCAGCATCAAGTTGCTGGTCTTCATAAGCAACACCAATTGATTTTGTATTTGGCATATTGTTTCCTTAGAGAACGGGGCCGAAGCCCCATCCAAGTTTAGGCTATACGATACACAGTGTACGCAGCATCGCCGGTCTTGCGAAACAAGAATTGCCCCGCGCCACCAACACCTGCCGCACTGCCGGTAATAGCAACAACCAAGTTGCCAACCGCAGTAATGCCAGTGCCCACAGCCATTGTAATTAGGCCAGTTGAAGTGCCTAAATTAATGACTGTTAACTCAAACGTGCTGTTGACTTTTGCGTTGGTGAACACAGCGTCAATTGCCGTAGCAGTAGGCATGGTGTACGTTGCCGCCGTGGTAGATGGATTACCTACCAAGATGCCGCCAGTAACTTGTGCAACGGTCAAAGTGGCCGTAGCAGTCGCCGTATTAGGCGCTGCTTGAACGCCCATGATGATTTCATTGGTGTTGCCATCAGTGAATTGGTAACCACCGCCAGAATTAGGAATAGCCATGATAAATTTCCTTTAGAAAGAATTGATTAACCCCAGATGCGGCAGGCCATCGGAGCGCGGATAGTGCTGAAACCATACAAAACATCGATACGGCAAGGCATACGGTCGTTGTTGATATCGTACTGACGCACGATACGCAAGCTGATACCGTTATGAACCGCACGAGCAGCCATGTCAACGCCTTGGGGCAGCAACAAGTCAGCAGTAGCAAACGTAATGGCGTCTTTGTGATAGACCAAGTTCTGTGCGTAAGCAGTAGAAGCAGCGCCCACAAAGGTCACAGCCTTGCTGTTTTGCGGCAGGATGTTTACGGTAGCCAAAGCATGGGCAGCTGAGTACATAGGAGCCACAGTCACAGTCCAAGTGCCGGACACAGCGGTAGCCGCAGCCAAAGCAACAAACTGGAACAACGAACCAGTAGTCTCACGGGTCTGTGGATTCACAGCAAAGCAGTCAGCAATGGTAAACACATCGCCAGCAGCAATAGTAGTGGTCACAGAGCCTTGAGCCAAGGTCAGAGTTGAAGAGCCTTCAGTAGATACCGCAGCGCCCGTAGTCGTGGAGGCCGAGGCATCGCGCGAACCAGTGGTGTGTTGTTTGATGGATTGGCTCATGTTGATTTCTTCAAATCCCAATACGCCAGTGCCCATCATGCCGTTTTTGAATTGGCGAGACACGGTGTCGGTGGGGTTGAACAAACCTTTCATGCCTTCAACCAAACCAGCATTTGCAGCAGGGTTAACCGTTGCATAGCGAGGCGACATCACAGCAGCGGCTTCGTTCAGCTTTTGCTGGGCTTGGAGAAGCACCAACGAAGTAGCTGGCGTAGTGCCTGGAGTGCCGACGGTGTTACCGATGGTTTTGTAGCAGTTAGCAACATCAGCATCAATGCTGGAAGCCAATTGGCTGATACGGGGCTTCAACACACGCTCTGCAAAATCGTCCAACTGCATGGTCAATTCAGCGGAAGTGAAGTTCACGCCGATATGCTTTTGCGAAGCGACAGACAAAGTGGTGAACTGTTCGTTGTCGTCCTGAACTTGCAGGGCGGCACCGTCAGTGACCAAAGCGCGGTCGGGCAGACGAATACGCAAAGTAGAACCAATCTTGGCACCTTCAACAGCAAAGCTGTCGTCGTACTGACGGTTTACGTTACGGGTGAGTACCAGGTTGTTCTCGAGGATTTCGAGAGCCTTCCGGGTAATCATGTCAATGGTTAGGATACTATTAGCCATGAAAAAAGTCCTTAAAAAAGTTAGCGGGTTTGCGCTTCCCACTTCTTACGCTGTCGTGCCCGTTCAGCTTCAATCCACTGCGAATCCGTCATGGTCTTGATAGACCTGGGATCAGTAGTGTCATAGGCCGGTGATCCAGTAGATCGGGCAGTGACAGGCGAAATCGGCGCTGGCGCGGATGTCGTACGTTTCATTGGTGGATCAGACGCCAATTTGGCCTCAATCTTCCCAATTTCTTTTGCCTGTGCAAGCGGGGCTAGGCGAGATATACGCTCTGCGTCTTTGGGGTTAGTTCCGAGATAGTAAGCTAACTCAGGCCCAACATCCGAAGACCGAATCGTATCGGCCATCACATCAGTAATTGGCAGCTTGGGGTTGTACGCGACTTGTTCAAAATCATCGTATTTAGCGCGGGCTTCCTCTTCTTTGTCGTGATAACTCTCAAGAACTTGCGAGTGCTGCTTGGCCGCTTCGCGCTGCGCGATCAGTTGCTCGGCCTTTTGATAGGCCAACGCATCGGCGTAAGCCTCTGGCGTTTCAAACTGATCGACA